TCCCGCCCTGATTAATGGCGCGCTTGGTGTGCAGGCCGGGTGGGAGGTCGATTACGCCAAGGATGATCCGACATGGCTAGCGGCCTATATCAACTTCGGCGGGGACTATAGTGGACTTTCGACTGATCGCAGCCTGACGTGGCAGAGGTTCCCGACTTCGGTCCCGTTCAATGGCACTGGCGGCTGCATGGCCGTAGGCCTCAAGAACAACGTCATCGTCATTCCCTCGAACAACGGGCATCCGATTTACACCAAGAACGGAGGTTCGACTTGGCCCTCTCTTCCGGGACCGTGGCCGGCGCAGGGTAGCGAAAGCGGCTTCGGCTATGCGCTCTATTTCCACCGCCACATCATCACCTATGATGATGCTGGAGCGGCGTTCTACCTCCAGAACTACGGCCCTACCGGGGCGACGAGCCTGCGTGGAATCTGGAAATCGACCGACCAGGGCGATAGCTGGACACAGGTTTTCTCAGGCGGGGTAACGAGCGGAGATCCGTATCATTGCTGGCTGAGAGCCGTTCCCGGACAGGCTGGGCATCTGTTCTGGACCGCCGGTTATGATCAGGCGCAGCCATTCAAGCGATCGACGGACGGCGGGGTCACATGGTCAACCGTCACCAACGTGCAGCAAGTAGCCTCATTCGGTTTTGGCAAGGCGGCTCCTGGTAAGAGTTATCCGTCCATCTACATCGTGGGCTATGTTAGCAGCGTCTACGGGACGTGGCGCAGCGACGACAATTGCGTTTCGTGGATCAAGCTCGCCAGCTTTCCGATGAACGTGATCGATCAGGTTACGTGCGTGAACGGCGATCTAAATATCTATGGCCGCTGCTATGTTGGATTCGGCGGGTCGGGCTTCGTCTATTGCGATTACAGCGACAAGGTGACGCTGGCTTAACGTCGCCTCAATACGTGAACGATCACCGCACCGTGAACGCCGACGATCATCGCGACCCAGAACATGGCGATAGTGGAGACGAGCATAAAACACCTCGCGGCCCGAGCAGAGGCCCTGGTACGATTTATTCCATAAACGGAAAGTAAACAAGCTATGGCGACACGCATCCTCGAATTTGGTGGGTCGGGCATTCTCGGCCCGGCATATCCTGTCGTTCCGGCGGGGCAGTTTGTGACCAAGCAGCCTGCAATGACCGCAACAGGGACATCGGCAAGGTCCGCTGCCGTCAGCGCCGCCACCGCGCTTGTGCTCGTGCAGAGCGACGAGCAGATCTATGTCGAGATCGACCCGCTGAACGCCGCGACGCCAACCGCAACAACCGACAGCTATCGGATCGCGGCGGGCGGAGAGCAGTATTTCAGCATCAACCCGTCGATGGCTGGCATCGCGAAGGTCGCAATCCGCACTTAACGTCCTGAAACAGCCCACCCGCAAGGGAGCTGAAAGCGAGGGATTATGTCACATGGTGGAGCCCGGCCAGGTGCCGGGCGCAAGAAGGGCGCGATCTCCAAGTGGTCCAAAAAGGCCGCTGAAGAGGCCGAGAGGACCGGCGAAATGCCGCTGGCCTATCTGCTGCGGGTCATGCGCGACGAGGAGCAGAAGCTGGAAATGCGCATCGACTGCGCCAAGGCCGCCGCTCCTTACGTGCATCATAAACTGGTCGCACTGGCCGGCGAGGTCGATGTGAACGCGACGATCACCGAAGTCAGGCACATGATCATTGACAGTCCTGTCAGTTGACGTGGCGCGGGCCTTTCGCCCGTTGCTCGACCCGGCACGGTACAAGGGAGCGCACGGAGGAAGAGGGTCGGGCAAGTCGCAGCAGTTCGCGGACCTGATGATCTCGACGGCGGTATTGAAGTCGGGATTAAGAGCGCTGTGCTGCCGTGAAATTCAGAAATCGCTCAAGGAATCGGCGAAGAGGCTACTGGAATACAAGATCGAGCACCATGAGTTGGGCAAACAATTCGAGGTGCAGGAAGCGCAGATCAAGACGCCGGGGGGAGGGTTGATCGTCTTCGCAGGGCTTCAGGATCACACGGCGGAATCGATCAAGTCATACGAGGGTTTCGACATTGCATGGGTAGAGGAGGCCCAGACGGTCAGCCCGCGCAGCCTCAGCCTTCTTCGTCCGACGATCCGCAAGCCGGGAAGCGAGTTGTGGTTTAGCTGGAACCCCCGGCACAAGACCGATCCGGTTGATGTCATGCTAAGGGGTGCTGAGACGCCTACGGGGGCTGTGGTGGTTCAGGCCAACTGGCGCGACAATCCGTGGTTCCCGCCCGAACTCGAACAGGAACGGCTCGACTGCCTCCGCATGAACCCGGAGCAGTACGACCATATTTGGGAAGGCGGCTATGTGACGGTCGCCGAGGGAGCCTATTTCGCAAGGCAACTGGCAGAAGCCAAGACGGATGGGCGCATCTGTGAGATTAATCCCGACCCACTGCTGACCATCAGGGTGTTCGTGGATATCGGAGGCACCGGAGCAAAGGCAGACGCCTTCTCCATGTGGTGCGCCCAGTTCTCCGGTCAGTCGGTTAAGGTGCTCGATTATTACGAGGCCGTGGGGCAGGAGGCCGGCGAGCATTTCGCATGGCTGAGAAAGAACGATTACGGCCCTGACCGGGCACAAATCTGGCTGCCGCACGACGGGGCGCAGAACGACAAGGTTGTCAGGGCCTCATACGAAAGCGCTTTCCGCGAAGCTGGTTACAAGGTCACTGTCGTCGAGAATATGGGCCGAGGCGCGGCTTCCAAGCGCGTGGAGGCGGCAAGGCGGCTGTTCCCGAATATCTGGTTCGACGAGAAGAAGACCGATCCCGGCAGACACGCTTTGGGTTGGTATCACGAGAAGCGCGACGAAGAGCGCAATATCGGGCTGGGGCCTGAACACGATTGGTCGAGCCACGGGGCTGACAGCTTCGGGTTGATGTGCGTGGTCCACGCCGAGCCGAAGAAGAAGCAAGAGATCAAATATTCAAATCGGGGGATCGTATGATTGAGACCGATCCCCAGTTCCTCGCTTTCCTGCAGAGCGAAGAATCCCGTGCCTATGACGGAACGCTGCTTGAAGAGGTCGAAGCTGCGATCAAATCGTATAACGGTGCCGATTATGGCGACGAGGAAGAGGGTCGGTCTCAGGTTACGGCAAGGGATGTCTCGGAAACCACCGATTACATGCTCACCTCGGTGCTGGATGCATTCGTTGCATCGGGCCGGGTGGTCGAGTTCGAGCCCACGGACGAGGAGGGGGAACAGTCCGCCGACGATGCCACGGAAGCATTGCATTACCTCTATCGAAAGAAGTCCGGCTACCGGCTGATCCACGACTGGGCCAAGGGCGGCCTCCTGGAGAAGATCGGCGTCGTCAAGTCTTGCGTCGAGCGCAAGAAGAAGCGGGTTGATGCCTTGTATCACCCGGCGATGCTGCCCGACAATGCTATCGAGGCCGATGAAACGGATCAGCCGCATCCTGTGGATGGTTCGCCGATGGTCCGCGCGGTCACCCTTGAAGAGACCGCCGCCGAGTTCCGCGATTATTACATTCCCCTGGACGAGTTCAGGTTCGCGCCCGACACGACATGGGATTTGGACCTGTCTGTTTACCTTGCCCACATTCCGCAGAAGAGCATTTCCGAACTGGTTCAGATGGGCTTCGAGGTTGATGGGCTCGATCTGTCGCAGGGTTCCAGTCCTCAACTCGGAACGCTCCAGCTGGCCCGCGATGACGGCCGCAACATGTGGTATGGGGTGCTGGACAGAGATGGACCGAACCGGAAGGTCTATCTCAACGAGGAATATGTCCTCTACGACATGAACGGCGACGGCATCGCCGAGCGGTTGTGTGTTCACCGCGTCGGGAACACGATCCTCTCGATCGAGGAAGTCGATTACCAGCCTTTCGAATATTGGACGCCTTACCCGATGCAGGGCCGGCTGATCGGTCAGTCGTTGGCCGACAAGACGATGGACATCCAGCGGGTCAACACCGTGCTCGAACGGTCGATGCTGGATAGCCTCTATCTTCAATTGTCCCCAGGCACCTACGTCAACGAAGACAGCATGGGCGACCACACGCTGGACGACCTGTTGACGGTAAGGCCGGGGCGAATCGTTCGCTATACTGGTGCCCAACCTCCGATTCCGGAGCAGCGGCAGGACGTGTCGGCTACGGCATTACAGGCGATCGAGTTCAAGACGCGGCAGAGGGAAAGCCGGACAGGAATTACTCGCCTCAACAAGGGCGTGGACGAAGACACGCTGAACGATACCGCTCGAGGACAGGCCCAGCTGATGAGCCGCGGCCAGCAGATGGAGCGCTACATCATCCGCAATTTCGCGGAAGGGGTCGCCCGGCTATTCATGAAGAAGGTCGGGTTGATGCGTAAATACGCGCAGCCGTTCCAGATCAGGGTGGATGGGGAATACCGCCAGGTCGATCCCTCGCAATGGCCCGAAAATATGGAGGTCAATGTCAAGGTCGGGCTCGGGTCCGGTTCCAAGGACGAGCGGATCATGTACCGCCAGACCATCGGCCAGATGCAGGCGCTCCTGAAAGAATCGCAGTCGCCGATCGTCAGCGACGACAACATTTATAACAATGCAGTGGGGTTCTGCCGGGATGCTGGGCTGGCACCCAACGACCTGTTCACCGAACCGCCAAAGGACGAGCAGGGCAACCCCATTCCTCAGCAGCAGCCACCTGATCCGAAGACGCAGGCGATGATGGCTGAGCTTCAAATGAAGCAGCAGCAGATGATGCAGGCCCAGCAGGAAGGTCAGGCCAAGCTCCAAATGATGGCGCAGAAGAACGCGTCCGATGCCCAGATTGCGCAGGCGAAGGCTGAATTGGAAGCGACGTTGGCCGTTCGCCAGCAGAACATCGAGACGTGGTTGCAGCATCAGGAAATGGCGCTGGAGACGGCCCGCCACGTGCATGACATGAGCATCAAGGACGCGGAGAGTAAAGCCAGGGTAAGCAAACTTAGGCAGGGCG